CAACTCCATCTGCAAGAGAAACTTCAGAGTTTATAGCTGCAGGAGCGGCAACACAGACTGTTACTGTTTCTTAAACTTGACTTATAACTTTTAATAGTTATATTAAACCTATTCAATGAAAGGAATATTATGACTGAAAAAAGAAACATACATGCACTAATAGAAAAAGAAGCACCTAGTTTAAATAATTTACTTGATCCAAATGATGTAAAAGCATTTCAAGAAATGACAACTGAACTTAGGGACACTTGGCATAAGAAACAAGTATTTAGAACTGAAACAGAAATGAGATTTTCTGTTTTAAATGATTTAAAATATCCTAATAGAGCTGCTAAATATTGGCAATGTGTTAGAGAACAAAATGTTTATCTAGAACAAATGATGGATCTATCTTTTCAATGTAGACGTAATGAAGCTAAAATTAAATTTATAGAAAAAAAATTAGAAAAAGAAACAGATGAATACAAACTTGAATGTTATCAAATTGATCTAGATGAAAAAAGATATAGTTTAGCTAACATGCAGTTAGTTGCTAAAGATAGAATGAGAGAAATTAAACTATGGTCAGTTCTTAAAAAAGAATTTAATGATGGTTCTTTTGATGATAAAGATGTTAATACACATCAATTAGATTCTTATCATACAATAATGCAAAACAAAGCTGAAACATTATCTGCAGGTTCAAGTCAACCAGAAATATTTAATGTTCTTGGACAATTAAAAAGTATAGAAAGAGTTAAAAAATCAGGAGAAATGATTTATAACAAGAAAGAAAAATTGACAAATGACCTTGGAGCACAATCAAAATAATTTTAAAAAAATTTCTTTAGGTCAAACGATTATAAAATATCAAGTACCAAGAGATATTTTTATTACTATTAATCGTATATATGAAAAAAAATATAAAGACTTAAAACCAGCAAATAAACAACTAGCTGGTAAAATAGAAAAAGAACATAGTTTGTTTATTAGAGGAAGCTCAGAAACTTCTGATTTTAATATGTTATCTTTAGATGTATTAAATTGGTTTGAAAAAATGTTTACTCATTATTTAAAAAATACTTTACCTGTTAATAAACATGAAAAACAAATAGTATCTATTTGGGTTAATGAAATGAAAGAACATGAATACAATCCAATACATGTTCATCAAGGGTCTTTATTTACCGGTCTATCTTCTGTTATGGTTTTACACTTACCTGAATCTTTTGGAGTAGAATATTCTGCTACTAACGCCCCAACCAATGGTAAATTAGAAATACTTGGAAACTCAACAGGTTACTTTGCTGCTACTGATTACTCTCCTACATTATTACCTGGAGATTTTTATATATTTCCTTATGATATGCGACATTGTGTTTATCCATTTAATGGTCCAGGATTTAGAAGAACTTTATCTTGTAATTGTGATGTTAAATATAATCCAGTATTAAATAGAGGGAGAATATAATGTACGAAAATAAAATAATAACAGAACCTAACTGGAAGAGTTGGATTATTCAAACGACTACACCACTTTTTACACCAGAACAATGCAATCAAATTATTGCATCAGGTAGAGCGCAACCCCCACAAGTAGCTGGTGTAGGAATGGATAACCCTAACAAAACTGGAACCGATACAAAGAAAAGAGTTACAACAATTTCATGGATACCATTTAAAGAAATGGAACCAATGTATGTTGGTCTTTATGAATTTGTTCAAAAAGCAAATAGAAATCATTTTGGTTTTGAAGATATAAGAATTGGAGAACCGGCTCAGTTTACCGAATATCCTGTAGGAGGATTTTATGATTGGCATATGGATTGTGATGTAACCATGGCTCACCAACCACCAGTTAGAAAAATATCTATGACTTTATTATTAAATGATCCGTCTGAATTTGAAGGTGGAGATTTACAATTAATGGGACCAGATAAAACTATACCTTTAAAACAAGGTTATGCTATTTGTTTTGCTTCATTCTTAAATCATAGAGTACAACCAGTAACAAGAGGAATGAGACAATCTTTAGTTGTCTGGTTTGGAGGATCTCCTTTTAAATGATTAGAGAAGAATTTTTTCCAACAAGTATTTATGGTAAAGATATAAAATTAGACAATAATAAACTTGCAGAAGATATTATTGCTTGGTCAAACAAAGACCCGGGGGTTTCTAAAACAAATTCTAAAGGGTGGCATTCAACAACAGATATGCAAACTAAACTTGAATATAAAATACTAGCTGATGAAATAATTATTGCTAGCAAAGAAGTTTTTAAAGAAGAATTTTTAGATAGAGAACCTGTTCTTGGTAATATGTGGGCTAACATAAATCCTACAGGTGCAGCTAACACTCCACACATACATCCTAATTCTCATTTTTCAGGAGTTTATTATATTGCCACTACTCCTAAATGTGGTGTTTTAAAAATTGCAGACCCAAGACCAGGAGCACAAAGTGTAATGCCTATTAACAAATCTGGTAAAACCCCTAAACGTTTATGGAGGGATGCTTTTATTAACCCTATTCCAGGACGTCTTTTAATTTTTCCTGCATGGCTATGGCATAGTGTAGAAACAAATGAATCAGATAAATTAAGAATTTCAGTAAGTTTTAATATTATACAACAAGGTTTTTAATGATAGTTCTTAAGGATAAAATAATGTTTAGAAAATGTAACCATGATTTAAATAATCAAAAAGGTAAAGATATGCAAAAAAATAGTTTAGGGTATCAAGCTCTTAAAAAAGATATAGCTGAACAAGGTATGGTAAACCCTTTATTATGTATTGAAGAAAATGGGATGTATAAGATATGTATTGGAATGCGTAGATTTATAGCAGGAGAAGAATTAGGTATGACAGAGTTTAATGTTAAAGTTTTACCTAATGATGAGATATCTTTACTAAAAGAAGAAATTAAAAAACAAACACCAACGGAGGTTAAATAATGGCATTTAATAAATATCAAGTAATTAAAGGAGCTCTTAGTTATGAACTAGCTAACTTTGTGTTTAACTATTTTCTTCTTAAAAGAGATGCGGTTGCTTATATGTATGAGAAAAACATAACTCATGACACTGGTTTATTAGGAACGTGGGAAGATCCTCAGATTCCAAACACTTATTCTCACTATGCAGATACTGTAATGGAAACTTTACTTGTTAAAGTATTACCAGTAATGAAAAAAGAAACCGGACTAGACTTATGTCCTACATATTCCTATGCAAGAGCTTATAAAAAAGGTGACGAATTAAAAAAACATAAAGACAGACCAAGCTGTGAGATATCTACAACTATAAACTTGGGTGGTGAGCCGTGGCCTATATTCATAGAAGGCACAAAAGTCTTGCTTGAAGTCGGAGATATGCTAGTATATAGTGGCTGTGAACTTGAACATTGGCGAGAGCCTTTTGACGGGAACATTTGCGGTCAAGTATTTCTACATTATAATCATGTGAATGGCCCATTTGCTGAGAAAAACAAATTTGATGGACGA